TAGGTGCTGAGGGCTGGGCATATCATGCACTTGAGGGCAAATGGACGGCGCCTAATGGTCATGTGGTATGGACAAGATCGTATTTTCGTCCCGGCACTCAAGATGCATCTCAAAACTCACTAGAGGGCTTGAACATCACCAGTGGTTTAGCCGTCATTGATGAATGTCAGATGCTGACCGAAGAGGTGGCATTTAAAGCTTTAGGACGTTTGAGAAGTGGGCCAACGCCTAAATTAATCATGGTCGGCTTGCCAGTGTGGGGCGCGTGGTGGGTAGAGATGGCAGAGAAAGCGAATTGCAGACCTATTTTTTTTAGCAGTCATGTCAATGCAAATAATTTGTCTGCTGATTGGTTCGAGGCTACTAAGAATTTGCCAGAAGACGAGCGCCTTGCCATGATCGAGAATCAACCTAAGCCACGGGCTGGCATGATATACAATGAATGGACACAATCACACATTATCGACGGCTGGCAATACAAGCCAGAGTATAGCGGGCGCATTGTCGTTGATTTCGGATTTAGAAAGCCCAGCGTCCTCTTTATCGTGCATGATCCACATCTCAAAGCCGATGTGATATGTGGTGAAATCAATCCCCAAGAAATTAAATTGTCTGAGCTGGCTAGGCTTATACTCCTCAAGGCCTGCCCTCGTAGTCTGGCTAGCTCATACCCTAATCGAATTTTGCTTGATGGCGCTAGTGGTGATAAGGCTGGTAGTAATCGCAATGATCATACCGCTCAATCGTCTTTCAAGGCACTATCTTTACCACCAGAACAAGAGGGCATAGGGATGCCATTTAGATGGGCTACCGATCCTATTCGTACCGATATCATGAATGGGATTAATCGAGTTAAGCGCTTGATGCACTCAAAGCAAATTCTTTGCACTCGTGAGGTCTGGGATGCTGGCGATAAGGCAACGGGCAATAGTTTTAAAAAAGCAATCTTGTCTTATTCATGGGATCAAAAAGAACAACCTAAAAAAGACGGGCATGAAGACCCACTCGATGCGCTTAGATACGATGTTATTAATTGGCGCTGGTCTGACTCAACCGTCAATGTCAAGCTTCCTATCGAGGATAGATCGCATATCGTTGAAGAGAAACTAAAACAAAGAAATCTTATAAATGCCAGCATGAGGAGATTTTAAATGGATAGACTACTTTACCTTGAAAGCCTTATTGAAAAAGGGCAAACGCTAGATGATGCGACTCTTATGGAGTACGGGCTAAAGAAAAAGCCCAAGGGCATCAAAGAGCCTAAAGCGCCTAGAGAGCCAAGAGAACGCAAAAAGGCAGGGGGCAAAAAGCCCATAAGATTCGATTACAAGCTTGTCGATCATACTATGCCAGTACATCAAATCGCCAAGATCATGGGCTGTCATCCAGAGACTGCACGACAGATGCGATACAAAAAACTTCTTGAGCTGGGGCTTGTCATGGATGTGAGCAAAAGAGGGCGTTATCGAGTGGGGCCTAGAACAAAGACATCACAAGAAACAATTAATAAGATCATTGAGATGTACGAGGCTGGATGTATTTTGAGAGTCATAGGCGAAGCGGTCTCTCTCAAGCCGTCATCAGTGCACTGGCACATCTCTAGATACAAAGCAAAGAAAAGGCGACAAAATGACACTGCACAGCGTTAAACTTTTAAGAGATATTATCATGGCACTTCTTAAAGAAGATGATCCCATTAAAAAGAAATTTTTGGCCGTCATCGATGAGATTGAAGTCGATTTATTGACTGAGGATTGATACTATTGTAAATTCTTGACATGGCGCTCAAGGCGATCAATTCGATCTTTGATATCACCATCGCCGACCATGATTTTAACTTGATCTTTTTCAAATTGTTTAAATTCGGATTCAATCGCATCTAGTCTTTTAAGCAGGTCTTTTCTCTCGATATCGCAAGCCACTGCGTGATCTTGAGACTCTTGATCTTTCTTTTTTTTGTCTTTGTAAAAGACTAGTGCGATCAAGATGGCTATCGCCAAGGGTAAATTATTGCCAGTCACTTTAAGAAGCTCTTGAAGCTGATTGATCTCTGGTGGTAGCGCTGGGGATTCGATAGCCGTGTGAGTCACAGGCGCTTGAGATGTGATAGATGGATATGTGATGAGCATATCTAAATTTAAGGGTAAGGACATATCTAAGTCTCTTTCTATGGTGGTATTGACGGGCTCTATTTTAGCTTGTTTTTTAGGTGTCTTTTCAATTTTTTCATCTATAGCATTAAGCACTAGATACGATCCCTCTAAAAATTCGCACTCTTTAGCGTCATACGATTTACCCTCGTACCAGATACGACCATCGCTCAAGATATAAAATTGCTTTTTGATTATGCACATTGAAATAAGTAGCCTCTCTCTTGTGTTAAAATAGTGCGTTTGTCATTGTTGTGATTGACATATCCTATTGTTGATTGATTTTAGCGACCGGAACGCACACATTGAGTACACGCCGGCTCTCTTTATTTTGCAGTTTCTAGGGCTGGCGTCTCTAAATCTGACAATAATTTGCTTTTTATTTGATTTTCTCTAAATATGCTACTTACAATAATGTTTAAGTGTGTATCAAGATGTTTCAAAAGGTAAATGTATGTATCCAGCTATGACGCTAAAGACTAAAGGGGAAGAGACTCAATATATTGATGCTCAACCCATTTACAAGACTTACGGCATACCCGGGACAAATCTTTTATCTGGGTATGTGAGCGGTAAAGAACAAAATCCACAACTCACAGGGCGAAACTGGGTAATCACAGCCGAAGATATGCTCGCTACTGATCCGATTGTAAAAAGATCGTGGGCGGTGGTAAAGCAGACCTTATTATCTGCTAAATGGATTTTCAAGGCTGGTGATGATAGCGATGTAGCCGAGGAGCTAGCACGATTCGCTAATGAATGTTTTGGCTTTGATGGGTATAGTGGCATGATGGATTTATCATGGGAAGAGCAACTAGGATATTTACTAGAGTTTATCCCTCAAGGCTGGCGATATGCTGAAGAAATTTATTGCATTGAAAAAGACTCTATCGGACAAGAAAAGATTTTCTTAAAAAAATATGCTGATCGTGAGCCATCATCTCATCAAAGATGGCTATCTGCTGACGGTCGTAATCTTGATGGCGTTATTCAAAATATGGTGGGGGGCGTACAGCCTCAACCTATACCAGCATCAAAATTATTGCTATTGACTTTAAATAAGACTGGCTCAAATTTCGAGGGCATTGGCTTATTGCGTCCTTGCTGGTGGTGGTGGTCTCAAAAACAGAGAACAGCAAATCTCTTATCGGTGGGCGTTGAGCGTTGGGCTATCCCTACTCCAGTAGTGGCAGTCGATAGAGAAGTGGCTGAACGATCCGGCTTCACTGATGGGCAACTTAGCGAGATGATCAATGAAGCGGTAAGGCAGGCTCAATCTTATATAGCGCAAGAGCAGTCTTATTTAGTGGAAAATACCGCTGTTAAATTCTCAGCTTTTGGCAGTCAAGCCGGCTTCAATCCAGATGGCGCTTTGCGTGTTATTCAAGAGTGTGACAATCAAATTTCTCAAGCTTTTATGGCTCAATTTTTGAACCTAGGTATCTCGGACACTGGCGCTAGGTCGGTCGGTGAAGTGCATTTATCTGTATTTAGAAGAGCGTGCATTAATTTTCTCGATTTAGTAGCATCTGCTATATCTGGGCAAGATCGCGCCGGTGGTGGTACAATCGGGCGCTTAATCAACTTCAATTATGGTAAGATCGAATCTAGTAAATTGCCCCGTCTAGTGCATACAGGCCTAGACAATGACGAGCTTACAGACGCCTTAAATTCATTGCCAGCCTTAGTATCAAGTCAGCTGCTTACCCCAGATGATAATCTGGAACGCGCGATAAGACAAAGGATCGGCGCTGGCGAATTGCCCATTGAGGCAGTGCGCACTAGCCAAGATAGGCAGGTGGCTCAAAATCCTTCTCTTGCTATGGCAGAGCGCTTAAGGAGTCTTAGAGATGAGTAAATTTGAAAAGCAAGTGATCAATAGACAGCTCAAGAATGCAACTGAGCTGATGAATTTAGCGATTCCTGATAAATATAGCCACATCGATTTTACCCCACCTAAAGGCGCGCAAGAAGCAGCCAAGAGAGCGCTGGATAATCGAGCAAAAAAGCCATCATCTCAAAGAGGCATGACGCCCATAGGCATCGCAAGGGCGAGAGATTTAATCAACGCAAGACAACTATCACCAGACACCGTGCGCCGTATGCTTGCTTATTTCACTCGTCATGAAGTCGATAAGCAGGGCTCAACATGGGCGGTATATGGCAAAGGGCGACAAGCTTGGGATGGTTGGGGCGGTGATGCTGGATATACATGGGCTAAAAAAGTGGTAGGACAAATGGATAAAGCAGATCAAGAATATAAAGCACTAAGCGAATTAAGACCGGTAGCCAGCCTTATCAAGGGCAAGCCATTTTTAACACTAGCTTTAGGCGATGTAAATAGTCGCATGAATGGCAACAAAATAAGCACTATCACACTAAAAGACCTAGAGGAAATTGTAAGAGTATTTTATGAGCGAAAAAATAATGATCATGTTATTATTGATTGGAATCATGCTAGCTCGCCTTATGCCTCTAGTCTTTCTAGCCCTGATGTTTCTATGGCTTTGGGGCAAATAGCTGACCTTGAAATCAAGGATAATGGGCTTTATGCATACCCTCTTTATACAGCTAAAGGCGCTCAAATCGTTGAGGAGTCTGAGGGCAATCTATGGTCTAGCCCCGAATTTAT